TCTCCGTCATAACTGTTATCACCTGTATTTTTCCAATCAATAGTAGTATCAAGTCCAGCCAAGTCTTCCTGCTTTTCATTAGCAGTAATTTTTTTACGCGTGAACTTACTTGCAGGAACCCTATAAGCAAGTTCAGACTTAGGCCTGTCCATACCGTCTTGAATCGGTTTAAAAAAGAACGGGTAGTTAATACTAATTGGAACCACTTTGTCTGTAAACATTTTTTTAGCATCTGCTCCTGTTTTAGATAATATACCAAACCTACTGTCACTTGATATTGTAGCTTGATTAACTGTTTCAGCTGATGACATAAAAGAAAAACCAGATCGTCTGTTTTTAAGGTAACACATACCATAACATCTTTTATCTGCTTTGCAAGCTTCCCAGAATATGTAGAATAATCTATTAGCTTCTCTAAAATCTGGTGCACCTACATCAATCTTACTCCACTGTAAGTACATGTAATGTGTACCTGTTATATATGTTGGTGTTCCAGCATTGTTAAACCAAAAGCCTTCTTCTCTACGTTTAAACTCTTCGTCTATATAATCAAACCACTGTGCTTTTTTTTCTTCAGGGTAGTTACGCCAATCAAATATATTTTTAAGCCTAACTAGTTCTTTTGGGTATTCAAACTGTTTCCACTTTTTTTCCTCGTTGCTATACACACTACGCTCTTTAGGCAATGCTATCTGAAAGTTTTGTATCTCTATTATATCTCCTATCTCTCCAGTCTTAGATATAACAACAATATCTTGTTCTTTGTTATAACCATACTTCCATTTTTTACCTTTGTTAAGTCTATTTATAGTAGTTTTTTTTATAGGTTCTACTATCTTAACTAAATTTTGCTCGTACATTACTTAGATCTGCCTTCTGCGAATCCTCTAAAGATTTTTTCCTTTTTCTCTTCAGGTGTTTTTCCCTCAAGCAAGTTTTCTTCTTCTTGTATTCTGTTAAGTATTTCAAATGCGTCAAATATAGCTAGTTTTTTAGTAGCTGCAGCATTTTTTAATCTATCAGCTGATATATCGTCATCGCTATCAACAATATCTTCTTTAGCAACTTTGATCAACTCTTCAACCGCTCTGTGCCCAGCTAGGATTATATTCTTTTTCGTTTCCTTTATATCCATATTTAATTGTAATATAATTAGATTTAACTCTGTAAAGTCTTTCACCATCTACTACGAACTCAAACTTTGAATCAGGGTGAAAACCTATTATTTCATTTTCTTGCACTGTACCATCGGTATACTTAACAACTCCTTTTAAATTTTCTTCTTTTTCAACGTTAAATTTATCTTTGTTAATTATAGGTTTTACAAAACAATAACCTTCCATACATTGCCAACGTTGAGAATAAACTTCTTTGTCGTGTTTTTTGTATAAATAAACTTGATCTAAATTAACAAAATATTCATTATCTTTGTACCAAGATCTACTATTTTGTTCTTCACCCCTAATGTTGTGAAAACGTCTAAATATATTATGATGCACTAACACAGTGTCACCTATATCTATAGGTGTTGTAAATGCTAAAGGCACCGCTTTTACAATTGCCTCGCGATTAACATGCTGGTGGTTAAATATTTCTGTATTTACAATAAGTTCTTTATCACCTACTTTTTTAACGTTATTATATCTACTGTTGTTTTTAGGTGACACTAAAAAATCGTATACAGTATTCATTAATATTCTAAATTATACTCTATAGACACAGCCATGTTTTTATTAAAATCTTTCCATGGTAAAACTTCTTTACCTTTTTTAATATAAATACTAAACTTATCTTTTTCTTCTAGTATGTTGCATATAGTATGACCACCATACACTTCTTGCCCAACGGCATAGTGCATGGCATCATTTTTATAGTTTGATCCTATACTAATCTTCCTTATTAACTTCGACATCTTCTGGGTATGTTATACTACCATCTTCAATATTAATGTTAACTTCTCCGTATTCTTGTTTCAACGCCGTTTGTTCTTCACGCATTAAATCTTGAATTTTAGTATATTCATGGTTTATCATATGCTTACGAGTTTCTATTCTACCTATCTCTAATTGCATACTATTCATTTGCTTTATTAAGCCTTGAATACCATCTAATTGTTCCTTGCTTATACTTGTTGGTCTAAGGTCCTTAACCTTAGGTGTTTTTCTTTTTGCCATTTTATTTAATTTAAGTTAATTTTGTTATTTATATTATTACACACTTTATTTTTGTTTTAAGGTGCTATTGTCCTAGTCGTCTATTGTAGGAATATACCCTCCTTCTTCTAATTCTTCTATTTCTATACCAGTTTTATCACCAACCCAATCACTATGGTTTGTAAATGTGTAATTAGAACATGTTTCTATTGTTTGAAAAGATCTTACTCTATCACTAATTAAATCAGTTGTAGCAACTAATCTTTCTGTACGATCTATACTTTTACGCATAAAGTGTACATTATTCTTGTTTATTGTTTCAAATACTTCTTCTGTTAATATATAGTAATTCATATTATTTATTTACAATTTCTGATTGACCATTTATATTAAAGTCGTCATTAGAAACTGTAGCATTACCATTACCTTCCCATTTCCAATATCCTTTTAATTTATTAGCAGCACTGTGAGTTGTCACGTCCATTGGCGTTCCACTGTTATACAACTCTGTAACTTCTGTGGCACTTAGTTCTTTTTGAAATATTGATAAATCATTATAAACTGTTGCCGAGCTATTACCAGTTTTTACCTCACCTTGTGAAACACCGTTAGACCCTAAACTCCAAGTTCTATTGTTAGTAGTGCTCATTGCTGGACTACCACTACCAAAGTTTGTTTGTATTGGTGCTGCCCCAGCAGCATTAGCATTCCAGTATAGTTTCATTGCACTAGCAGCGTTTGTTCCTGATTTTGTAAAAGTAATCATAGTGTAGTCATCACTGTTTACATAACCTCTATTACTAGCACTCCAATACGTACTACCTAAACCAGCTGCAGCATAACCAGCTGCATAAGCACCTGAGTTTGAGTGAAACAACCATTCAGCAAGCTTGTACCAAGCATCTGACGCTGTTGTTTTATTACCGTATTGTATACGTAATCTATTGTTACTTTCGTTGTACATAATTTTAATCATATCTGACAACTGATATGAAGCAAATTCTTTTTGACCAATTAACATATGTATGTTAGTGTTTAAACTACTACTCCAACCTGCTTTAACCCAAAATGATATTGTATACGCTGTAGTACCAGTAAAATTAAACGTGTCATCAGTGTCAACAAAGTTAATACTATGGGTAGCGGAAGTTGTTAATGTTTTTGAAACTGCTTTATCATTTACAAATGCTACTGTAGCATCATGGTCGTAACCAAAATAATCAGACATTTTTATTTCAGCACCTTCTTCATAAACACCGTTGTCCCAGCTGTCAGTATTAGGCCTTGTAGTAGAGTTTTGATTTATATCATTTTCTAAAGCCAATGTAAGAAAGCTAATTTCAGTGTTATATGTTTCAGGAATAACAGCTACGTAAGCATTGTTTTCAAGCTCTTCCTTTAGCCCATATAGACTAAGTCCATTAGTGCCATCAGTTGGTATTGCCATTTACTAATTTTTTTAGTTCTTCAATTTGTTTTTGTTGTTCTTGTATAGCGTTTGTTAATACAGCTATCATTTTGTTGTATTCAACCCCTAGTTTTGTTTCTCCTTCCTCACCGTTAAGCAAAACTGATTCACCAACTAATTCTGGTATTACTTCTTGAACGTCTTGAGCTATAAAACCTATATTGTTATTACCTCTTAGTTCATCTTTCCAGTCATACATAACTGGTTTTAACTTTAAAACTTCTTTTAAACCATATTGATCTAAAGTTCTAATATTTTTCTTAAGCTTTCTGTCTGAGGTTATCGTGGTTGAGTATGCCTTTACATCACCGGCAGCGTGAAAAGTTCCTTCATATTGAAATCTAAATCTTTCATTGGTTCCATCAAACATTTTTACGCTACCACTTCCAGTTCCAGGTGAAAAATCTAAATGCATATCACTAGATCCATAACCAACATGTAAAGCCGCATTATACAATGTATCAATAGCTGTTATATCGCCATTTAGTGTTAATGCATCTGCCGCGTCAACAGCTATTCCACCATTTGTAGCAACTTTAACACTCAAACCGGCTGTTTGATCAAGTTGTAAACCGGTGTTTGTTGGATTTAAAAGAACTTTAACTTTGTTAGAGTCAATTGATATTCCAGCACCAGTATTGACTTTAATAATACCAGATGAAGTTGTTAAACCACCTGTAGTGTCTGTTAGCGCTGCAGCTAAATCACCAACACCTCCTCTATGACCTTTTCCACCGTCAGCGTCTAAAAATATTAATTCATCATCAGCTACTATTGTTGCTGAGGTAGCTTCTGTTAAATCAACTTCTAAATCTCCACTACCATCTACATCTAGCATAGCACCCGCGCCTCTTTCACTATTTGACCAAGGCACATTAACACCCATTTGATTAGATGAGTTTAACTGAACTGGATATACTCTATTACTTGTACCTGCACCTCCAGCATT